ATCATTTAATTTGATTTGATTATAAGGTGGATAGTTTGTTGTTGTAGTTACCTTCTGAAGATTTGAGAAGGTGTTAAAAAATGGATCATTAAAAAGATCCAGTGCTGTTTTTACCATATTATTCCCCTTTCAAGCGAATAAGTTAATTTACCCCCCATTTGGGCAGGTAACAATATTATAACATAGAAAAGCAGGCCTGTCAAATAACAAGCCTGCCAGTCTATAGTAATATTACTTTACTTGATTGGCTGTCTTACCTCCGCCAGATGACTTCTTTGCAGGAGCCTTCTTTGCGGTCTTCTTTACAACCTTAGCAGTCTTAACTGCCTTGTCTACCTCTTCTACAGATGGCATCTTGCCAAATGCAGGATCGTTAGGGTTGGCTGCTCTCAATACTACGGGCACAAGTGCTCCAAGTAATGAGTATGCAAGTGTCTTTGGATCTGTAACGCCTGATGCGTATAGCGCAGTTGCTGCTCCAAGGACTGATCGTCCGTATGATGCTAACGCTGCTTTAATTTGTGTATTCATTTTATTCCTCCTAGGATTTTGTTGCTTGGCTATAGTGTAAATCACACAGATCAACAATTCTGCTTTCAGAACTTGCCCAAATCTGCGTACTATCATCCTGACAAAGTTCTTCTTCACATATCAACATGTTGGAGTGCCCCTTGCCTTTAAGAATGATCATTGTACTATTCTATCATAGATCCACTTTGTCTGTATGTTTTGATAAAGTCTAGCGTATACTCTACCACGTGGTCTTCTCCCCCTGGAAATATTACCTCCCTGACACCGCTGGACTCCAACTCTGACAAGCATGAGAGAATTTCCTTATGACTTAGCACCCTTCCGTCGGCTCTTTTTGGGTTTAGCATTACCATAATATGTTTATCTTTAATATTATATCTGTTTTCTTTAAAATGATTGTAGTCAATTATAATTTTGCTATTATGTTTGGCTGCTGCTGCAAATGTAAATTCATTAGTTACTGATACATAATAATCTAATGTTTTTTTCTCTAAGTTTTCTAAAACATCTAAGTAATCTATTAAATATTTAGACCTCTCTATTCTTGTCGAATGGTCATTGACTGGTCCAATAACTCCTCCAGCATTTTTTTCGCTTTCTTTTATCCATCCAGAAATAAGATTTACCTGAAATATTCCTTTACCGTAGAACTCATCAAAAGTCCTTCCTATTTGAGAAAGAAGTTGTGGAGATATAGTATATGGTCTTACTGCTACCATCTGTTTAATGTTTGTTTGTGGTAAATTTTTTGGTATTGTTATAAAATGGTTGGGCTGATATGCATTGTATGTATGTAGTACGCCATCAACTCCAATCTTATCTAACTCTTTTATAAGATCAAAGTTTGATGTAAAGATATAAATTTTCATTTATCTATCGCAGAATCTTCATCTGGCAACATCTTTTTTAATTCTTTGTAAGCAGCAGAAATTTTCTTCATTGAATGATAATGTGGATATGCAGATCCAACTTGTCCATACTCATCAAAATATGCTATCTCAGGCTCTATATCACTAACAAACTTAGTTAATGATTCTTGAACTTCATCTATGTATTGGTATGCCCAATCCCTAGAATCTGAAACAAATTTTAAAAATGCCTCATTAGATTTTTGTTCGTCTGTTTTATTTTCATCGTTCATGGACTGCTGCATGAGCAAAAGATTTAATGTATTTGCAAGAATTACTTTGTTCTTTTTAGTTTGTACTAGGTATAAAGACAAGAACAATAAAGTTAAAAATACAAAAACTCCAACTAGGATTGACTCAATCATAACTCTTTTCCACCCTCTCTCACCAAGAGCACAATAGCACCGTTATCTTCTAGTGCCTTTTTTACACGAACCATGTACTCTATTGCTTCCCTTTTTTTCTCTACAGTACTCAAAGACATGAAGTCTTTTTCTTTTGCCTTTACAGTTATAAAGTTATCATTGTCTATAATCTGTAAAGAAAATCCTTCTGGACAGTGTAAGGATCTAAAGGCTCTTTTCATTGCATCTGTATACATATTACTCCATAGTTAACGATTGCCAGGTTTTACCCCAGTCATTTTTAGTTTTGTGGCTAGAAAATTCTTTAGAAACTTCTCCGTTTTCTAAGTACACTCCGCCCCAGACACCCCACTCTTTACCAGATATGCCGACAGAGAAGCATTCTTTTCTAACTGAACACGAAGAGCATAGCGCATCTATTGCTGGTCTAAGAAGTTCATCTTCTTCATACTTATCAAAAAATAAATTTGTGTCATAGTCTAAACATATGGCATCATCTTTCCATTTATGTTTATTCATTTACTTCACATACTTATCTGGAATTTCCCACCCTTGACTAGAAGGAATAAACTCTTTCTTCATTTGCCACTTATTGTTTTTGTATATGCCAAACTTTGAAAAGTATGCTTTTTCTGATGGAAATGTTTCTACTACAGTCCATCCATCCCAAGACAGTTGCTTGTTGTTCGTTACGATTGATTCCATAACGCTTAAAGAATTAATTATCTTCATATTATTTCCGTTCTGTTGTGTGCTTTGCACAGGTTATGTATACAAAATTAAAATGTGTATACGTTAGTATTTATATTATTTAGTTTTGATAAATGAACAATCTTTGAAACTGGCTCTTTTGGATTAGAAAGAAAAGCAAAATGATTTATATCTTTTATATTTTCTTCCAACCACTCAGAAGTAACTTTAAAGAACTTTATGTTCTTTTTTCTTGACTTCATTCCTCTTTCAGATAAATTTGCAAACTCCATAGCCATCATGTTTATGTTGTTTGGTCCTGCCGAATATATAATAAAATCTTTATCTTGTTGTTCTAACTCAGAAAGAGCAACGGCCATTGATCTGAGGAATATATTGTAGTTATCAAAACTACTCGTTCCCTGAACCCCTACTATCATCGTTAATCCCTTCTCTTAGTTTATCCATTATAAACAGCATCTTATCTAATTGTACCTTATCCATGTGGATTGTGTCAACTTGCTCTGCAGACTCTTTATCAATTGACTGACCATCCAAAGGTGCCTTGTAAAAAATATTATCTTTGATCCAATACGCTTGATTGTCTAATATAATAACCTTTACATTGGTTTTGTCATGATGCATTTTTGACTGTGTTTTATTCATAACTTTTCTTGAATACTTTTTGCCAAAATTAAATCTGTAAAGAAGCATGGCCTGGCTTACTATTTGAGCATTGTTTTTAGGCCTTGATGCAAAAACATAAGCAGACAAAAGTAATAAGATAGTTAAAGTTAGTCCAGCAGCACCATACCAGTTATTCATAAACGCTCCTAGCATTCATTGTATCACTTTTTTTCTGAAAGAACTCTTATTATTTCCTGGACTATTATTCTTTCTTCTTTATCCAAAGACTCAACAGACTTTAAATCAAAAGATTTTTCAGTAAGTTTAACTAAGGGGTTCTCATTTGTGACATCCATATCTATAAACCCTTTTTCCCACAAAGCCATTGTTGTTTTTGAAAAGTAAGAAGACATATCCTTGCTTAGTTTTGGATCAATTGCCCCCAGTATATCTGTTGGTCTGTACAAAGCCTCTCCAGACTCTGGATCTATGCCAACAAATTCTAAACCACCTTTTGATATTAGGTCGTCTATGATCTCGTCCTCGCTCATTACTTACCAGACTTCTTTCTAGCCTTAGCAAGTGCAACAAAATCTTTGACCTTTGTCTCACCCATGTAGCCCCAGGCATGGCCATCATTGATCATCTTGTCATTAATTGAAACAGTATCTCCGTCAAGGTAAACCCAACCAAGAATACGGCCATACTTTTCTGATGAGTCTATCTTCTCTGTCTTGATCACTACAGATTTAGCACTATCAATAGCAGCCTTCAAATAAGCCTTTGATTCCAACCCCAAAGCCTTTTCAGCCTTGTCTGATGTGCGAGATTCAGGCGTGTCAATACCAGCCAGTCTGACTCTTGAACTAAAAGAAATGTCAAAACCTAAATCAATATCGACATCAATGGTATCTCCATCAACGACCTTTGTTACTTTCTTTACATAATATTCAAACATTTGTGCCCCCTTAGACCCAATACTTAATTATAGCAGTTGCTGCAAGAATTGACCAGATTATATTAAACCAAATAATTGTTGGTAATGTTTTTACTGTTGATGACCAAATTAAAGATAAACTGGTTATTAGTGCAAAGATGTATAGCCACCAAAACTGTACACCAAAAATAAGACCTGGAATAATAATTGCTGCCTTGGTCATAAAGGCAAAGAACTCTACCGTATTTGGTAGGTTCCAATAAGACTTATTACTCATTGTCTTTAGAGCATTAATCCACTCTGTTCTAAATTTCATTTTAGTCCCTCCAAAAATTGTCTATGATCTGTACATTCTGAAACCTTGTAGTTCCTGTATTGTTTTTGATAATCGTACACGTCTATTCCTTTTTTGTATTCATCAGAAAGATCTATGTAATCTTTTGCAATGTCTTTATTTATTTTTTCTTGTGCTGATCCGACTAGAAACCAACTTTTAGAATGCCAGTGATCTCCGTTATCTCTGCTGCCTGGCATTCTTTTTTGCCAAACATCTAACTTTTTCTTTAGTTCTTCTGGTGCGTTTTCATAAGAAAATTTATCCCAGAACTGCGTATCTTTTCTTAAAGACATGTAGTGAAAGTATATAAAGTTAAGAATATCGTCATTCATATTTACAATAATTTTATTAAATTCTGCTCTTATTTCAGGGGAGTTATTAATTAGAAAGTCTGGATTAGCAAATATCTCAGTCAACTCTACCATACTTACCCACAAAGATGTTGCCTCAAGTGGCTCTACAAAGTTTGCTGCTAAACCTACGGCTATACAATTGTTTTGCCAAGGCTCTTCAAATGATCCTGGACTAAAACTGAAGCCACCCTTATCTTTTCTTGGGTAGTGAGGAACAAACCCTAAGAACTCCTCAACCTCTTTGATTGCTTCCTCTTCAGATATCAAAGATGAGTCGTACACATATCCACAACCAAACCTATTCTGTAGAGGAATCTTCCACATCCATCCATACTTCATAGCAATTGCTTCTGTGTATGGGGGAATCTTTTCTGTCATGTCAAGAAAAAATGGAATAGCGGAGTCTGTAGGCAAGAAGTTTGTATAACTTTTCCACTTTGAATTAAATGTTTTTCCGATAATAAGTCTATGAAAACCACTGCAGTCAAACACAAAATCGGACACGACATTATCCCCATTGTCTAAATCTAAACTTGTGACATTATTGTTTTGATCTAAATGAACATTGGTGATAGTGTTTTCAAAAACCTCAATACCTCTTTCTAGTCCTATTTCCCTAAACCTTGATGCAAGTTTTGTAGCATTAAAATGAAAAGAAATGTGTCCTATTTTTTTATAATCTAAAAGAGTTTTTCCTTCTTTATTTTTTTGAAGTACAAATGGAACTTTGCTATTTTCTGAAAGTATTTCTGTAAAATCTACATCCTTTACACCATTGGTCAATGCTACACTAGACACAAGCATGGGACTTGCAGATAAAAACTTAGAAGACAAGGACTCTGTTCCAAGCGCTCCATCGGTAAATGAAAATCCGTGGTAGTAGAAATCATCTTGATTATTCCAGTTGGTGAACCTAATACCATTCTTTATTGTTGCATCACAGTTCTTAACTAAATCCTCAAAACTTATATCTAAAGTCTCCAAGAATGCAGGAAGATATGGTGTTGATCCCTCTCCCGCTCCCAAAATACCAATGTCTTTTGATTCTATTACTGTTACATTTGCCTTGGGGTATTTCTTTTTTGCTGTCAAAGCAGTAAGCCATCCAGCACTTCCACCACCAACAACAACTATATTCTTTGTCATTACTTTCTTCCCCATTGTATATAGTTCCATCCACGCTCATGTGCGTAGTAGATAAATATTTTAACTACCGTTTCCCAAAAAGCAATTGCTCCTGAAAGGGTTGCATCTCCAGTAATTACATAAGCAACAACAAATGAAGATAGTGTTCCCCATATGCGATAACTTAATGCTTTAGTAAAGGATCTAGCCCTGGTTACTGTCATGAAATAGTATCACTATCGTCTGGTCCGCCAAAATACTTTTCTATAACATGTACCATAATTCCAGCAATGATAAGAGATACAACAACTGCAATACCATTTTCTAACATTTAGATCCCCATCTCTTTACGCTTTTGCGTAGCAGAAATAGCATGAATGTCTGCCCCCAAATCTACTTGTTCAATCTTGTATCCAACATCTCTACCGTATACAATGTTAGTAATGTTAGGTAGTCTTAATACTAATGCCCCATCCATAAATTCATCTTTGGCAATGTATTCTTTTACCTGATCAAACTTAAGAGGATCCTTTTCGCTTGTATTGTAGGTGTTACGGACTCCAAGAAGCACTTGGTCAGTTCTCTTGCCAGCCTCCTTGTAAAGGGCGTGATGGCCCTCGTGCCAGGGCTGGTACCTACCCAGCATTAGAGTTGTAGGTGCAGACCAATCATGTAGGTTAAACTGATTAATGATTACCGATGCCTTTTCATTTGCATCCCATTCATGGCTTATAAAAGCAATGTCATAGTTTGTTGGCATTTCAAACATCTTGTTGGTGTCTTCAAATCTTCCTTCTTCAATCGTGTTCATGAATACCAAAATGTCTGGCTTTCCAAATGCTGCACGAGTTAAATCTGTTGGGCAAACAAAATCAACAATGACTGGAGCAACACCCTGCTTAGCAATAAGTCTTGCCATGTCTCCCATACGTCTTGCCTGTTCAATTCTATCTTCAGGGCTAAATCCTAAGTCTGAATTTACAGTTGCACGAACTTCATCTGCATTAAGATGAATAGCGTTAATTCTTTCTTTGAGTGCCTTGGCTAACTCTGTCTTTCCTGAACCTGGAAGACCTATAATCTGAATAATCATTTTTTACCTATTTCTGTGTTTGGCATAATGTCAATTAACAAATGCACCCTATCTATTTTACTACCATTATTTACATAGTGGGTTCTTGAGTTATTTATTTCCCAGCATTCTCCAGCAGCCATTTTAACTCTATCATCTCCTACGCCAAAGAATACGCTGTCAGAAGTAACTACTGGTATATGGTTTCTTCTTGAAAGCATAAGGTAGTCTCCAGAATCATGGTGAGGGGCTATATCTTGACCCGCTTTTAACTTAATCAAAAGAACCATTCCCCTAACGCCTTTATGTATTATTTCAAGGTCTGAGATTATTGGCTCAAGCAGATCAGTAAGTTCTGTATCGTTAGATGTTTTTTCAACAACGAACTCCTGTCCTTCTTTCCACTTAAGGTTTGCAGTATACACAAAGTATGAGTTTGTATCTTTGTGCACATAGTGTTTATCTTGTCTAGAAGTATTAATAAACCACTCTTCAGAAAAACTATCTATATGATTTTTTATTGCATCAACATTGTAATTGCTATACTTTTTAAAGTTAAAGTCTTCTAGTTGTTTTCTCATTTTTCCCCTACAGTTTCGTAAAAATCTTTAGTGTAGCCGAAGTTGACAAAATCAGAATCATAAAAATAGTTAGTCATCTCTATTGCTTCTGATGTGTAGTCCTTTGAGTATGCTTCTGCTGAATACGAACCAACATTATAAAAACCAAGTTGCCAGCCAAAATCTTCTTCTAACTCTTTTAAATCTTCAAACCTATAAGCCTTGTTGACCTGCAAGACACCATCGTCCATCACATAGAATGATTGAGGTATGTGTAGCAATGGACTTATTTTAGATATCTTATTGTTTTTTATATTTTCTAGATACTCAATAAATGATATGCTTGTTTGATTTACTTTATTAAACTGCTTATAGCAACTATATGTCCTTGTGTATGGATTTCTAACTACAGAAAAAGAAAAAATGTTTTCATCAATCTTGTTTGCATCCTTTAGATATGAGTATGGGTCATGGTGTCTGGGCCATCCCCTGTTCCAATTATCTAGACCGTGCTCATTTAATATCTTAGATATAGATGAACCTGCAGTCTTTGGGATATGCACAAACAAAACCCCAGAATAATTCTTTCCATTGATAAGCATTTTGGCTTAATTAACTAGTTTTTCTCGTTCGTCAAGAACTGTCAATGCAAAAGACATCATCTTCTTGTATCCTTCTGGATTATCCATGATCTTGTTGTAGTGATGACCACAGAACATAAGTTCACCGCTAATGCCTGTTACTCTTACCAGAGCCTCAGCATTACATCTATCGCATCTGTCAGATGGAGATAGTTCCCACTCTTGTGCTACTTCATCTTTAACCATTGTAAACATTATACTACCGCTTTCTGTTATCAGTGGAATAAAATCCACTACCGTTGAATACTGCTCCTACATTAGAGTATACACGAACTAGTGTGCGATTGCAAGTTTCGCATGTGTATCCAGGATCATCTTCTTTAATAGAACGCTCCTTGATATATCTTTGTGCACATGGCATACAATCATATTCGTACAATGCCATAGATTACTTCTTCTTTTTTGCTTTTACAGTCCAGATAGGGGCATTAAGTTTGTCTCCACCCCACTCATACCCAAGCAGTTTTACTACTGCCTTAATTATTTTAATACGCATTACTTTACCTTCCTTCCAAACCTTGCCCACAGTCTTTCGTGTACAAAGTATCCTAATGCTTCAATAGCGATGTAAAGGATAGCACCAAGACTTGCGTACTCCCATTCACCAGTAAATATGTAAATAATTCCAGCAAGAACTACAAGGTGAAATGTTTCCCAACTAATTGTTTTAAGTGATGACTTCTTGGTTGATTCCATTATAGGGCCACATTACCCTTTCCTCCGCCACCAGAAGACTTCTTTGCTGCTGGCTTAGGTGCTGCCTTCTTTACTGGTGCTGCCGTAGTTGCAGATGTAACAATCTTATTTAGTAATGGAGCATTCTCTTCACCAGTATATACTGGACGGCCCCAACCAACTACAGCATTAACCAACTTCTTCTTGTTGTTTTTTACATATGCACGAGTCTTCTCTACGCACATTCCACCATTGCGCTGATCTCCTTTTGCAGTTCCTGAAGTGTTTCCTTCAATAACTTGAATTGTTCCATCTCCATTGTTCTTAATGCAAATACCAACATGTGAAATACGATTTACACCGTCTTCTGGGAAATCAAAATAGATCCAGTCTCCAGGAGTTGGATCATCGTTACGAGCATCTGACCAACGCTCAGCCTTCTTAAACCAATCTGCTGCTGCAACTGTTGATGCAGTCTTTGGGAATGACTTTACT